ATGATGGAAGAGCAAAAGAAAACCTGCTGCATCTGCGGCAAAGAGTTGGAGGGTTACGGATACAACCCGTTTCCCGTGAAAGAGGAAGGCATCTGCTGCCGTTCGTGTAATTACAGCGTAGTCATTCCGGAGCGATGGAAACGCCACAAGGCTTATCAACGCGGTGAGGAAATCGAAAACAAGCGAGTGTATATCAGTGGAGCCATTGCCCACTATGATATGGCAGAGCGCAAGGAAGCCTTCGGACGTGCCGAAGAATTGTTGAGAACTGAGGGCTATGATCCGGTAAACCCATTCAATAACGGCCTGCCAGAAGAAGCCCACTGGAAAGCCCACATGCGGGCCGATATTGCCCTGCTGCTGGCTTGTGACTATATCTACATGCTGAAGGACTGGGAACTGAGCAAGGGAGCCAAGCTGGAACTTGACGTGGCCAGTTCGTGTGGCATTAAAGTATTGTTTGAGTAAAAATGGTCGATATGGGAAAAATAAAAATGGAAACCGGTGTTGTGGTGATGACGTTGACTGCTACGGTATATAGAGGAAATATTCGTGAAATCCAATCTTCACGAATAGGATTTTGCGGGGAGTACAATAAGGAAATACTTTCTAAAATGGGTGCTGAATTCAAAAAGATATTTGCTGGGCAAATTGAGGCTGAATACAAAGCTAAATCATTGAAGACGGATAAGATAATTTATCGTGTCAGTACCAAATCAACTGAATGTGAAATGATTCTTAATGGCAAATGATATGGCACAGGAGGTAACCAATTTCGCCCGGTTCTATGCATTGTTCAACAAGCTGCACTGTACAGGAGACCGGGAAGGGCTAAAGAAGCAAATCGTTCTGCAGTACACGTGGGACCGTACGGAAAACCTCCGTGAAATGACATCCAAGGAATATGAAGCCTGCTGCTGTGCCTTGGAGAAACTAACCGGGCAGGATGAATGGCGGCAGAAACTTCGCGAGGAACTGCGGCGGAAACGCAGCGTATGTCTGAAACTGATGCAACAGTTGGGTATAGACACCACTGACTGGAACCGGGTGAACGAATTCTGCAACAACCCTCGGATAGTTGGTAAACCCTTTGTTCAGATTAGTACAGCGGAGCTGCAACAATTGGCCATCAAACTGAGGGCTATCCAACGAAAAGGAGGTTTAACCGATAAATAGAACAATATGGATAAAAAAGCACATGAAGCGCTTGAGCGCATAAGAAAAGACGTGACTCTTACGACATCCAATCTGGAGAACCAGGATGCAGCAGAGTTTTTCAACGAATTGGCCGACTGGGCGTATGCCAACGGTGAAGCCATGCTGATAGACGATGAACCAGAAAAGCAGGATGGTGAGGAAGAATAAAAAACAAGTGATAAACATTCAAAATGATTTAAACATGGAAAAGAACAACCAAAGTGTGGACATCAAGTCCCTGAGTAAAGAACAGCGAGCAGCCCTCATGGCCCAGCTGCAGCAAGAAGAGAAAGAGGACCGCATCGCCCGTCGTGAAACTTACGAGGCATTACGCGGTGAGTTTATGCACGAAGTAAAGACCAACGTCCTTGAAATGGTGAATGCCGTGACCGGGTTCCGCGGATGGCTGGAAAAAGAAGCCGATGCCTTTACCAAGGTGATGAAGGAATACGGCCAGGTGAAAAGCGACGAACAGCGCAGCTACACCATTACGGACGGTGACTTCCGTCTGGAGGTGAAAAGCAACAAGGTGAAAGGCTTCGATGAACGAGCTGATATGGCAGCCGACCGTCTGATTGACTACCTGAAGCGCTACATGCAAAACAGTGAGAAAGGTTCGGATGATCCGATGTATCAGATGGCCATGACCCTGCTGGAGCGCAACAAGATGGGCGACCTGGATTACAAGAGCATTTCGAAGCTCTACGAACTGGAGGACAAGTTTGATGAAGAGTACGCAGACATCATGCGCCTGTTCAAGGAAGCCAATGTGGTGCAGCGCAACGCCACCAACTACTACTTCAGCCGCCGTAACCCTGAAAACGGTGTATGGACCCGCATTGAACCCAGTTTCTGCCGTTTGTAGCCGGAATCCGTTAACCCTGTAAACAGAAAGCGCCGCAGTTGTTATAATTGCGGCGCTTTTGTTCTTAAAATAGATGGAAATCAGTTATTTTTGTAAGAGAAATAAAGCGTATGGGCAAAGGACGGGATAAAGAATTGATTAAGTTGCGTGACGAGGCACTGTGCCGCCGTTACTACTATTGGACAGAAATACAGCGGTTGCGGTTCGACGATGCTTTAAAAGTGTTGTCGGAGCGCGAATTCTTCATATCCGAGGAGCGTATCATGACCATCATCCGCCGGAAATCACGTGAGGGAACAGACTACAACCTGAAGCCTGTTCCCAAGGTGAAAGCCCCCCGCCTGACCGCTGCCCAACTGGAGCTATTCCCCGTAAGATGACGGCATGGCCGATTCATCGTGCAGTGTGAATGAGAACGTCATTTCATAGACCTTGATATAATGTGGCATGGCATACGAACGGCTTTTCTCGCGTACCAGCGGCGAAGCGTTGTCCGTGCACTGCAGGCATTGCAGCGACTTGTATAATTTCTCGGCCAGCTGTTGCCTTTCCCTTACTTTGTCATACGTGCCGGATGCGTAGCTTGTATCGTCGTAACAATCGATAGCCAGCCGTACGGTCAGCATGGATTCGCTTTTCTGTACCCCATATCCAAGGTCGTTCCAGTCAGAACTTGTATTTCCAATCAATACACAAGGGAAGGTGACCGGGTACTGGTCTTCTTCTGCCCCCATTTCCAATTGTCCGTAGTCCTCATCAATGAGCGAGAGTTCCGGCATTTCCTGTGCAATCTGTTCCATGATTGCGATAAAAACATCTTCCATATCCTTAGCTGTTTAAAATGTTGGTAATTTCCTGATCCACCTTCTCCCGTATGCGGCTGTTCAATTCTTCGCTTTCTCCCATGAACTGGCGCTGCGGGATGCGGATGTGCAGTTTCTTTTTCTTGGTAAGTGCCATGTTTCTCCAGAACTGTGCCTGTGGATTCAGTTCCTTCAGTTTGGTACGTCGTTTAACGCGTTTCTTTTGCCCTGTGCCGGCTTTCTTTCTTTTTCCCGAAGCCTTGTAGAACTTGGCCCATGCAAAGCGCCTCATGCGGTCTGTGACGGTGACATCGATTTCGCCGCCCCAGTTGTGGACGGGTGCATAGACCACCTCGTTAAACACCCTTACCCGGTAGTCGGCAGGTGTATATCCGACCGATTTGAAAAGATGCTTCCTGCCGGAGAGCAGCGTACCATAATTGCTGGCGGCATCGGTACCCCCCGAAGACAGCCGTTTGGATTTTGGCCAAGGGTGAAGACCGCCATTAACAAAACCACCCTGGCGGAAGTTATCCTGGAAATGGTCTTTGGCCATACGTCCTACCATGACTGGCATTTTGCGCCGCATCATGCTGTCCAGTCTGTCACGTTTCCGCTTTATCAGTTCTGCAAAATCTTTTATGTCCATAATCATTAGTAATTCAAGAATAATTTATAACTTTGCAACCAAGGCTTCCAATATGCCTTTTATGCGTTATGAATATACCGGAACAAGTGAAGAATGAGGCCCGTGCGCTTATTGAGCAATACGGTGACACCTTCGAATACCTTGGTATTTATGAAGGTCAGGAAGCCTATGTATTCAAGTTCCCAGAAGATTCCTGTACCGGTTATCCTTTTGTTTACCTGTATGACGGTAAAGAAGCAACCGAAATAACCGGTCCGTTATCCCTTGACGTTATCGATTCATGTATCGAAAATATCGAGGAAGGAGACATCGAATAATTTATTGTCAATTCTCAGGACTCCTCTGCAGCTGTGGGAAGTTGCAGCTCCTATTTCACATAAATATTTCACATCTTTCCATTCCATCCCGGAACCGGCAGAATTGTCGCTTTGGGGTTCTATGTACCTTAGTTCGCCGTCTGCGAAACGTTGCAGGATTGTAGCATGTCCGCCCCCGCTTTTCCAACCGATACTCAATTCATACACGCCTTCTTCTTTGCATACTTCATTGAAATACTCCATGTATCTTTTAGGCGTCATTTTCAGGTATCCTTTGTGTGCAACCCAATTGTTTATACTTATATGCTGCACCGGAGTACCATCGATGTTTTTCCAGACTTCAAAAGCACGCCCATTACTCAGGTATTCAAGTTTTGACCCTGCAACATTGCCCTTGGCTGTAATATCCCATCCTCTTAACCGTAAAGCGTATGCCGGTGCGCAAGTCTGACAGTTGATGCTGTATGGAGTATCCCGTTTTTTATCGTAATCGCTGTTCTTCCGGTAACGGTTTCCCCTTTTATCACGATATATCCCGTTAGGATCAGGAATATACTCGTCCACGTGTTTGGGATTCGCATTCTGTTTATCCGCCTTATCCACATCCATAGGTTTCCCTTTTTTGATTTTAAGAGCCTTTTCTATTTCGAGGTTGTTCTGGGCAATGGCCATTTTTTCCTCCCTGGTAAGACTGTTCGGCATTTCCGCAATCATTTCATCAATGCGCGCCATAAGTTTATCCACCGCTTTTTTGGCACCCTCGTGGGCTTCCGTCTGATATGGATGATTGTCGGAAAACAGTTTGCCGTCCGTTCCCGGATTGTTATCCAGTCCGGGGTGTGGCTTGTTCTTGTCGTCTTCGTCCGGAAGTGGTGTCGGTTCCTCATCGGTGGCTGTAAGGTCGCACTTGCAATTCCACCGGTCTCCCGGTCGGTGGATGTTCCAGAACGGATCGTCAATCGGTCGGATGGTATTCCAAAATGGGCGGTGGTCAGCCCCCGGATGAATGGAAGTAGATGGTAGCCATTTGAGATTGGGCAGAATATCGCGTTCGCGCAGGAACTGTTGCCAGTCAGCCGCCTGATGCGCCCGGATGACCGCCGTATCATACTCCGTCCGCAGCCAGTGACGAACCTGATGAGAAGCAATGGGCAAGACTTCCTGTACCCATTTGTCGAACGGTTTTAAAATGCCGTTTGAATCCAATAAAAGTCGTGCCATGTCATTCTGCATACGATGTACCTTGAATGCCGAGAATACGGCGTTGTTCCGGAGTATGGCATTTCTGAAATCCTCGTCCGGAGTAATGGCCTTGGATTTGCGGAACCCTTCCTTTGCCGCCTTGTTCATCTTTGCCCATATTTCATTGAACAGGTTGATTTCGATTTCGGTTACCGGATGAAAGTCCCTGCTGTATATGTTCAGCAAGGCACGCCGCAGCACCTCTTCGGAAAAGTCAAACTCCATGGAGATGCTGCCATTATCAGCCGCATACAGTCTGTCGACTACCAGTCTAAAGCTGCCCCGTCTGCCGGGGCTTTCACGAAAAAACCTTTGAGCCAGTTCCGGAAGTTTCTTTTCTGTTTCGGTGTCGGTTCATCATCCCGTCCCTTATTCGCTGGTTCCGGTTCCTTCTTTGGGGTTGGAACCAGGGCAGCCTGTGCAGCCTCCCTTTGCTCAGCCTTCAACTGCTCGTAGTTGGCCGGTTTGTCGATGCCGAATTCCTCATAGAGATAGTCGTCGTCGATGGGGATGTTAAAGTTCTTCTTCAGCTGCGTAAGGATGGATATTTTGGTGCCTGCATCTGTTTCCTTCGGTTCCGGGAAGCAGAATGTACCCCCTTCAGTATTGATGCCCATGTGCAGCAGAATGTCCGTCATGTCGTAATTTAACACATTGAGCACGTATTTCCGGTCAGCCTCCAGCACCTTATCCTCCACCTTTTTATGCACCGTACCCAAAGCCTGTGTGCCTTTTTCGGATGATTCGGTAGTCAGTGTATTTCCCAGAATCAGTTTAGAAATTTCGTTATTGCACCGTTCGCAGAGTCGTTCATAGACATCGGCAGACCCCGTTTTGTTGCCGGCTTCTGTGAGCTTTAGTTCCGTGTCCTTGGCGTGGAAGAACTGCGCCAGACTTCCGGCATTGGCCGCATCCTCCATGGCCCGCTGGCGGGATTCGTCGTCGTCGGAGTCATAGATATATTCTTGGATAGGCATGCCGAATACCTCGGAGAACTGTGCCCAGTCGCCCGTGGTGTTACGTTTGTAGATGACCCACGGTGCAGCCTTGACCAACAGTCCCAAATCGGACGGAGAGCCCACAAAAAGCAAGTCGGTATATTCATCCCATGAATGACCGGTGATGTCAGTCTGGTGCCGCAAGATGAGTTCTCTGACCGGATCCACATGCTTACGCGGTACCAGGTCGTAATCCACCCACTCCTGCAGCTTGTAGAACTGACAGAGCGAGAAGCCCCAGAACTTGGCATCGAGGATGTCACCCACCAGCCGGTTGAACCAGGGCGACTGTATCTGTTCGTTGATTTTATCGTCGGGCTTCCCGTCCACCCGGAACTCCATGTTGGAGCACAGCACGGCATTCCTGCGTTTTTCGAGCACACAGGAAAGGTGGGTATCCATCAGAATATCCTCGTAGAGGTCATAGAGTTTGTAACGTCGCGAGAAATCGACATTCTCGGCTGCCTTGACGGCTGCCATGTAGTCGGAAATGTCCAGTCCGAAGCGTTTGGGCTGTGTGAGCACAATCACATTCGGTTTCTTTTGTCCCGGCAACGCGAAATTCCCCCCTACGGTGATGATGCCGGCTTTGTTGTTTTTTCTGTTTTTCTTCTTCATACTGCTTGCTTTTTACCAGTGGTTCGTACGTTTGCGGTTGCTTTGAATGCGGAAATCCGATCTGCCTGCCCTTTCTTCCTCCGGCAGCAGCGGAGCCCCTTCGATAGATATATCCTCGTCGGCCACCGCCTTCATCCATTCCACTGCCCGTTCGTATCGGTCCTTGCGTATCTGGGAAAGTTTCTGCGGGTTGTGGATGCAGAAGATGTGATAGACTGCCATGTCGATGACCATCATCAGCACGAGCTGGTTCCGGTTCTCGCCGGTAGCTTCGAAGATTTTGTTGCAGTCGTAACGTTTGCTCAAGTAGCATCGCATTTCGGCAATGGCCCTGTCCTCGCAAACCTCAATGACCGTTTCGTCTTCGCGTACCAGTGCGTCGAGAATGTCGCGATGGATACTCGCATCGTAATCGGTGAGTTCTACAAATTTGCTCATAGTCCTATTTTTTTTAGAGTTGTCATAATCTTTTCTTGTTCCGTTTTCTCATATCCTTCCTTGAACGGAAAACGGGCGGTTCGATGCGCCTGATCAGTTCATCGATGATGCGGTTCGCCCCTTCGACCGCATCCGGTCCGTCGGCCGGGTAGCGCATGGTCAGAGTGAACAGCTTGAACTGGTCTTCCAGTTCCTTCATGTGCGGATTGTCCCGTTCAGACTCGTTGAGGATGAGGTTCCCTTCGCGGTTGAGCGGTTCAAGGTTGGCCTCGATACGCGTAGCCTTGTCCGTCTTCTTCTCCTCGTCGCCCCGGATGAACAGTGCAATCTTCTGTTCACGACGCACCTTTGCCACCAGCGGTTTGAACACCTGCTGGAAGAAAGGGTCCTGCAGCTTGTTGTTCTCCATGTAGCAATAGACATTGGTCTTACCCCCGACAAAATCAAGCATGCGGACATACCAGTCAATGAACTCCGCATTGAGTGCCTGCGCCAGGAAAGTCTTGATGACATAGAGCCTGGTGCCCAATTTGCCACAAAGTGAAACCGTCTTGAATGATTTTCCTTTCTTCCCCTTGCTTTCGCCCGGTGCCGGGTCACCATACACCACGAGGAACTTGAATTTAGAGAGAGGCGGTACCTTGCCGTATGAAATGTTCTCGAAGACCTCGCCCTCGGAAATGGGGTTGTTGTAATATTCACCCTGTGCCGCCTTTTTGGATATTTTGGATAGTGTACGGTCAATGTCCTCTTCCGAGTTCTTTTCCGGCCATGTGGAAAATCCGTTTTTGTCGCGGATGTTTACGATGTCCCATGAGTCGGCCATTTCGCCCGCCCTCACCACGCAGCAGTCCTTGGCAATGATGTTGCCGCAGAAGATGACCAGTGTAGGTTCAGAAATGGAACGTGTGGGGTACAGCGCATTTTCCCACCAGTCCCAGCGCTTCTGGATGATGTCCGGATTCTTGGTGTCCTCGTCCGTATCAAAGTCATCGACCAGCAGCACGTCGGGACGTATGGCCTCGTTTCGCGAACCACGCGGAGACTGCCCGGCACCCAGTGCGCGGAAAGAAACCTTCCCTTTGGTGGTGAATTCATCCTCGGTCCATGAGCCCGGCAGTTCCTGTTTGCCGTAGTATGCCATGATGCGCCCGTTGGCTTCGAGGTTGGCCCGGTACGGATCGAGCAGGCGCACCGCATTGTCCTTGCTGTTGGAGGTCAGAATCACATTCTTTTTGCGTCCGGTAAGCGTGAGATACATGACGATGAACATGGTGACGGTGGATTTGGCCAGCTCACGGCTCCAGGAAAGCACCTCAAACCATTCATCGTGTGCAATGATCCGCCGGATAGCCTTTTTCTGGAAGTCGGCAAATTCATATTTGGCATAATTCGGAAAAAAGAACCTGATCCATTCTATGGGATGTTTCTCCAGATATTCCCGGTGCTTTTCCCGTTCGGCTGCCGTCATGTTCCGGTCGACCGGTGTAGCCCTTGCGATGTCTTCTTTGTACTTCTCCCAATCGAGGAGAGCGAGTCTGTCAGTCTGTTTCATTGTCTATCCCTTTATAATTTGTCTTTAATGTAGGCATCGGCCAGTCGGGTGATTTCCTTTGCCTTTTCGAGGTCGGCCGCCCGTACCCAGTCGATGAGTCCGGTGAGGACACTGATGATGTCAGCAATGCCCACTTCCTGCTCCATGTTGCGTATGGCCGCCGACAGTTTCCCGAGAATGTCCGCCTCCTTGGATGAGGGGAAGCGTTCCCCTTCGGGCCGTTCGGCGATGGCCTTGTTTATTTCGGCCACCTGCCGGTAGAGGTTAGCCACCTGTTCCTGCCTTGTGAGCGTAAGCCCCACCTTCTGTTCCTCCCACTTCCCGGCCCGTACCCAGTTGGACACGGACACCCGTGACACGCCCACCCGGTCGGCGATTTCCTGCTGTGTGAGGTTTTCCTTGAGGTACAAAGTCTTTGCCCATTCTTTTTTCTGGGCATTCGTCAAATCTGCCATAAATCGTCCTTTTTAGTTGTAAATCACGTTACAAAATTGCATGAAAAAGCGGGGTTTGTAAAAGGCTGTACGCATGATGACGGGCTGCAGCGTTATGATAACGCCAGAAAACGTTATGATGCGGACGCGGTTTCCTGGTACCATGGGAATGTTCTATTTTCGCATCATCGAAAGGCGGGGAAGACCGCAGGAAAGTGTATGACGATGAGCAGATTTTTCAATATTACAACGAGTGACGACGGCACCAGTACGATATTCCTGTATGGGGACATCGGAGACTATACGGAGGTGCAAAGCGGGCGCATTGCCCAGGAACTGATGGAAGCCGAACGCGTGAGCCGGCGCATCCATGTACGTATCAACAGCAACGGCGGGGAAGTGTACAGCGGCATTGCGATATTCAACGCCCTGCGTCATAGCCAGGCCGACATCCGCATTTATGTGGATGGCATCGCTGCCAGCATGGCCAGCGTGATAGCCCTTTGCGGCAAGCCGGTAGAGATGAGCAAGTATGCCCGTCTGATGCTGCACAGCGTGAGCGGCGGGTGCTATGGCAACAAACAGGACCTGCAGCGCTGCATGGAAGAGATAGAAAGCCTGGAGGGCAGTTTGAGTGAAATCTATGCCGAGCGGCTGGGCATGAGCCAGGAAGAAGTGAAACAGACCTATTTTGACGGCGAGGACCACTGGCTGACTGCCCAGGAAGCCCTGAACCTCGGTTTCATAGACGGCATCTATGATGCAGACCCCGTGCCGGCCGACAGTACGCCGGCACAGATATATACTTTATTTAATAACCGGCTCATTGAGCCACAAAACAACAGAGAAGAAATGAATCTGGAAGACGTAAAGAAACGCCCGCGCTTCAAGGACTGCGCGAGTGATGCGGATGTGTTCCGCCTGATGGATCAACTGGAGGAAGAGGCCGGCAAGGTACCTATCCTTACGAAAGAGAACACCGACCTGAAGGCCAAGGTGAAGACCTACGAGGACAAGGCTGCAGCCGAAGACCTTGCCGCCCGCAAGCAGCTGCTTGACGCAGCCGAGCAGGACGGTCGCATCGATGCGACCACCCGCCCCATCTACGAGAACCTTTTGGCCAATGACCGCGAGAACGGCGAAAAGGCCCTGGCCCAACTGCCGGTGAAGCGCCGTGTGCTGGAAGACCTGCACCTGGAACTGAACGGAGATGAAAGTCCCTGGGCCAAGCGCATGCGAGAAATTAAGGACAAACGTAAAAAGTGATTGAACTATGGCAATAAATGTAAGAAACACGAATTACAGCGGCGAGGTACTGGAACAGTTGCTGACGCTTGCCGCTACGAGCAATGAGATTGTGGAAAAGGGGCTGATTATGGTGATTCCCGGTGTGGAAAAGAAAATCAGCCTGCCGCGCCTGAAGACCGGCAAGATGCTTCAGAAGCGAAAGGAGAACCCCGGTGTGGAGGATTCGAAGGGCGACTTCAACTACGACGAAAAGAGCCTTGACCCGGTGGACTTCATGGCCTTTACGGTGTTTAACCCCCGCACATTCGAGAATATCTGGCGAAAGTGGCAGCCGAAGGGCAACCTGGTATTCTCGGAACTTCCGCCCGAAGCGCAGAACGCCCTGCTTGCCGAGCTGGCCAAACAGGTGCAATTTGAACTGGGCGACCACTATGTGAACGGCGAATATGGGGATGATGACGACCACCTGTTTAACGGCATCCTGACCCAGATGGCCAAGGATACTGAGGTGATTGTGGTGGACAGCGCAGAATCGACCATGCTGGGCAGACTGAAAGCCATGCGTGCGAAGATTCCCGTGGCCATCCGCAACAACCCGGACCTCCGCATCCTGATGAGTGTGAACGACTTTGACAAGTATGATGACGAGCTGACCCAGCGCGAGGCCAAGAACACGAGCGAAACCGATGTGAACGCCCGTCGCTACAAGGGCATTACCATTGAGACGCTTGCTGCCTGGCCCGATGATCTGATTGTGTGCACCCTCTGTTCGCCCGATGCCGGCGGCAACCTGTTTGCGGCTGTGAACCTGCAGGACGATGAAGACGTGATTCAGATTGACAAGATTTCGAACGCGAGCGAACTGTATTTCTTCAAGATGCTGATGAAGGCTGACACGAACATTGCCTTCGGTGAAGAAGTGGTGGTGCTGGACAAGCGAAGCAACCCCGTGTTCAAGGCGAGCGAGAAGAAGATTTCAGTTGATCCTGCCAGTGTGACCCTTGAGGCAACCGGTGGCAGTGAAGAAGTGACCGTGACCGCCAGCGGCGAATATGAGATAGGCAGTGCCCCTGCCGGTTTCAAGGTGGAAGCGACGGATAACGGTGTGAAGATTTCGGCCGGTGCAAACAGTGGCAGTCAGAAAACCGGTACGCTGACCCTTACGCTCAATGCCGACCGCAGCAAGACGGCCAAGATTACCATTACCCAAAACCAGAAAGGATAAGATGATATGGCAAAGTTGAAGTATCTGGTAATTCATTGTACGGCAACCCCGGAGGGGCGTGAGGTATCATCGGCGGACATCCGGAAGTGGCACACTTCGCCCGTGAACCAGGGCGGCCGAGGCTGGGAACAGGTGGGCTATACCGACCTGTTTCACCTGCAGGGCGGTGTGGAACGACTGGTGAACAACAACGAGGATGCGCAGGTGGATCCGTGGGAAGTGACGAACGGTGCCAAGGGATACAACAACGTGAGCCGCCACATTGTGTATGCCGGCGGTGTGGCCAAGGATGGCAAGACCCCGAAGGACACCCGCACCGGCTGCCAGAAAAAGGCACTGGAGAAATATGTGAAGGACTTCCACCGCAGATTCCCGGATGTGCGCATTGTGGGACACAACGAGCTGGCGGCCAAAGCCTGCCCCAGTTTTGATGTACAGAAATGGCTGAAAGAAATAGGTATTAACCAATAATAAAAGAAACCAATGAAACGAATTATGTTGTTTATGATGCTGATGCTCGGTGTGGTATCGGCTGTGATGGCCCAAGGGACCGATGTTCCGGCAACGGACTATGACGCAATGATTGGCACCTTTGCCGGTTTTGCAGCCGGTGTGGTGGTGCTTACCGAAGGTTTGAAGGGCTTGTTCCCTAATATGAAAGGCTGGGTGACGCAGCTGGTAAGCTGGTGTGTGGGCCTGGTATGCGTGATGCTGCTGTGGTGGCTTGATGCGGGGTTTGTGAGTGATGTGAGCTGGGACATTGCCTTGCTGTATGGCTTTGGTGCCTCGCTTGTGGCCAACGGCGTGGCTGACACGGGACTGGTGCAGTGGGTTATTGGGTTATTCCGCAAGAAACGCAAGGAAGTAGAATAAAAGGTTGACCGACTAAAAAAACGGGTGGTATGGACTTTAGTGAGATTATGAACATCATTCTTAGCGGCGGCCTTGTGGGCACTGCAGCAGCCATCGGGTCATTGCGTGCCACGGTGAGAAAAGCGAAAGCGGAAGCGATGAAGGCCGAAGCCGACGCGGAGGGTGTGCGTGTGGACAACGCGGAACATGCCACCCGCGTTTTGGTAAGCAACATTGTGGTACCCTTAAAAGAAGAACTGAATGCAACAAGAAAAGACCTGCAGGCCAACAAACGTGAGATGGCGCGACTGCGCAAGGCGATTGACACTGCCAACAGTTGCCGCCATCATGATGACTGTCCTGTGCTTGGCGGGCTGCGCAAGCAGCAGGAAGAGCACGACGGTGGAGAAGACACAGACGGAATCGGCAAGCGCCGACAGCGCGAATGTAAGCCGACGGGCGGGACTGGTGATGGCGGGGATACCGGCGAGTGCGGTGCAGCTGACGATAGCGGCGGACAGCCTCCGTAAGCTACCTGAAGGCGCGGCGTATCGCGGCAAGAGCGGTCAGGCCAATCTGACTGTAAGAAATGACGGTAGCGGTAACATTGTTGCCGTCGCCTCGTGTGACAGCCTGCAACAGTTGGTGCTGTGGTATGAAGAAGAGCTGACACGCATCCGAAGTGAAACCAATAGTGAAACTTCGAATGACGTTCAAACGGAAGAAAAACGTCCTCCGAACCGGATGCGGACGTTTATCACAGGTGTATTGGCCGGCTTGGCCGGTGTGTTATTAACCCTCAAAGTAAAGAAACAATGAACAAGAATTTTATTTATGGCATAGCCAGCGTGAAGTTTGGCGACAAACTTGTGGGCTACATTGAGAAAGGCAGCTGGGACTGGGGCGGCCAGAAGCCGGTGAGCGTGGACATTGAGGCTGAACAAGTGCCGGATGCCCCGGTGCTTACCCTGCTGCAGAATAACGGCACGATCAACCCCACGTTTAACCTGATTCAGCTGGACTACAAGAACCTGAATGCGGTGCTTGGAGGCAAGCTGGCTCCGAATGATGAAACCCCCACTTCGTGGGAAGCCCCGGAGGAATTGATCCAGTTATCGGGCAAGTGGGAAATCAAGTTTGTGAGCGGTCAGACGATGACGATACCCAACGGCGTGATTTTGGCCAACCTGGGCGGCAAGCTGACGCTGACGGAAGTGTCGAAGGTGGAATGCGAGCTGAAGATCAACAAGCCAACGGAAGGCGGTTCCCCGTATAAGATTGCGGATTCTGCAGGCTAAATTTAAGCGGAAATGGACAAACGATTGGAACAACTGATAGAAATGGAGTGTGCGGATGCGCTGCTGGACAGCGGCGTGTCCGTTCCTCTTAAAAGGTGGAAGCTCACCTGGCTGAAACGCCAATTGGAGGTGCGTGTGACGATGAAGCGTCCGAGACTGCGCGGGCAGATATTGCTGGCGAGGGAATACCTGAAGATGGGGGTAGAACCCGGGTGGCAGCCGAAGGACAAGACCGAGGAACTGGCCTTTGTTGCGGAACATGGCAAGGCTGTGAGCCGTCTGCTGGCCTATACGGTGTGCCGTGGCTATGTGTCGCGACATGTAGGCATCGGTGTGACGGCGTGGGTGCTTCGGAACTTTGTCGATTGGCGCTATCTGACGGCCCTGTTCAGGACATTTGAGCGCCTGATGGGCACGAAGGATTTTATGCGTATTATCAGCTCGGCGGCACGGGCGAACCCGATGAGTCCGAGACTGAGCCAGGCAAGGAAGGGGAGTTAAGGACCCGTTATGAAGGTTCCCATAGCCCTTTCGGCTTCGTGTATCAGATAGCGAGCGCGACCGGCTGGAGTGTGGATTACATTCTGGACGGTGTGAACTACCAGACATTGATACTGATGCTGAGCGACGCTCCGCGATATGTTCGGCAGAAGGGAGGCAGCGGTAAGTGTGACAGCCACCCGGAGCGCAGCGCCGAGGATGAGGCGAACGATATAGTAGGATTTTATCAAAGCAAACTGGAATGAGTAAACCTGTAGAAGTTGAATTTTTAATGAAGGACAAACTCACGCCCGGCATGAATAAGGCCGAGCGTGAGGCATTGGAACTGCGTAATACAGTAAGGCTGTTGGAAGCAGAACTGGAGAGGTTACGTCTTGCAGGTGAGACAGCTGCCCCGAATCTGGACCAAAGTGCCAATATTGCGCAAATACATGCGCTGGAGAAGCAGCTTGAGGAACTGCACGCCCAGTTGAAAATGTTGCAAAATGAATCGGAATCTGTACAGGTCACTCCTGCAGATATACCTAATGCACAGCGCCAGTTCAACGGGCTTCATAACAGCATCCAACAGATGGCTCGTGAAATGCCTTCCTTGGCCATGGGACCGCAGATGTTCTTCATGGCCATATCCAACAACCTGCCGATTTTTACGGATGAACTGGCCCGTGCCCGGAAAGAATACGATGAGCTGCAGAAGTCCGGCAAGAAAGGCACCCCGGTATGGAAGCAGATCCTGTCATCGCTTTTCTCCTGGCAAACTGCCATGACTACGGGCATCATGCTGCTGGTGATGTACGGTGATGAGATTTGGGAGTGGACGAAGGATTTGTTCAGCGCCAAAAAGGGTGTGGATGAATTCAACATATCGCTGAAGGAAATGACCGAGATAGAGAAGGACGGACGTGCCCAGATGGTGCGTACCCGCTTTGAACTGAAATCGGTTATCAATGAAATAAAGAACTTCACTGGAAGCAAGGAACAGGAAAAGGCCAAGGTGGAGGAATTGAACCGTAAATACGGAGAATCTTTCGGGTATTATAAAACACTTTCTGAATGGTATGATACCCTTATCCAAAAGAGCGAGGACTATGTACAGGTTCTGCTGCACCAGGCCAATGTCCAGAACCTTGTAAAAAAAGCTGCAGAAGCCGATGAAGAGGTGAATAAAATCAAGGCGCAGAAACCGGAAGAGGCGGAAAGCGCCATGGGCTTTTTCGGGAAATGGGGACAATATATCATGCAGTCAAGCATGGCAGAATCCGGGCAGTTCTATGACGCACAGGCTGCCATTAAGAAACATGATCAGGAAGCTTATGACATACTGTTGAAAAATGCCGAAAACAAACGCGACGGTTATCTGAAAAAAGCGGAGGAAGAGGTAAGGAAAGCCGCAGAAGCAGCCAAAAAAGGAAATATCGGCGGACATACCGACCCCGAGCAGTCCGGGAAGAATCCGGAAGCGGAAGCCAAGCAACGGCTTGCCACAGAGCGCAGGCTGGCGAAGGATCTTGCCGCCCTGCAGGCCGAGAACCGGAAGGAAGAGATAGACCGCATGCAAGCCGGTACCGAGAAGAAACTGGCACAAATCGAATATGACTATAAAGCGAGAAAAGAAGAAATTAACCGGCAGGAAGCCGACTGGAAGCGTGAGAATAAGGAAGCCGGCATATCCACCGGAGATAACGGACTTACCCGTGAGCAACAGGATGCACTTGAAAAAGCCCGTGCCTCAAACACCGAGTCCCGGAAAAAAGCGGAGACGGACGTGTACAGGGAAGAGGCGGAAGCCATGCGTGACTATCTGAAGGAATACGGTACCTTCCAGCAGCAGAAACTGGCCATCGCTGAAGAATATGCCGAGAAAATCCGCAAGGCACAGTCCCAGGGCGAAAGGCTGACTTTGGAGAAGCAGCGTAATGCGGCTGTGCACAAAGTGGACATGGAAGCCCTTACCCAGAAGATAGACTGGGGAGCAGCGTTCGGGGATTTGACCGGTCTGCTTGCAGACCAGATGAAGAACCTGCTTGGCGAACTTAAACAATATGTCAAGACGGATGAGTTCAAAAAAACGGGAGCCGCGGACCAGCAGGTCGTTTACGATGCCATTGAACGTATTCAAAGCATGCTCCCTGGTGGCAACGGGACATTGGATTTTTCCCGGCTGCAAACGCAGATGCACGCTTTGGGGGATGCCGTCACACGTGTGCAAAATGCGGAACTGCAGCAGGAAGCGGCATTCGCCCGGTTAAAAGCGGCGCAGACCGATTACAACAAGGCTATTGAAAGCGGTAACCAGGCAGAAATAGAACGTACCAAAATCTCCCTTCAAATGGCCCAATCGTCCAGCGTTTCAGCTGACGAAGAATACCTGAACGCTACCTCTGAAATGAAGGCGCTTGCCGGGGAGGTGAAAAGTGCCTCCCAGGACACGGTTGACGGGTTGAACATGGTATCCGACGGGTTGCACGGTTTTGCAAGCGGAACCTTGCAGGGATCATTTGAAGGAATCCAGAACATGCTTACCGGTCTTTCAAAACTGAATATCGGAGGCAAGGTCGGTGATGCCATCAGTCAGATGTCCGAGACCCTGTCAAGTGCCGGAGTCATCGGGCAGATTATATCGGCCATTCTCTCCATACTGGATTTGCTGAAAGACGGTATCGGCCCGATTATCTCATCATTGATAGACACCATTTTCAATGCGATAACCGGAATACTCGACAATATCCTCAGCGGAGACCTGTTCAAACAGATAGGCGGTTCCCTTGTGAAAGGTATCGGAGGACTGCTGAACACGGTGTCTTTCGGAGGTTTCAACAAACTGTTTGGCATCGGCGGAAACGCCAAGGAAGTGCAGGCTGCTATTGACCGTCTTACAGACCGGAACGAGAAACTGCAGACTTCCATTGAAGACCTGACCGATACCATCAAGGCAAGCAAGGGGACAAAATCGGTGGAAGCTTACCGGGATGCTTACAAATACCAGAAAGAGACGAATGCAAACTATCTGCAGATAGCGCAGGAACAGGCACGCTACAGCGGTAGCCACCACAGCTGGAACTACTACTGGGGCGGTTTCAACCAGGCACAGATAGACAAACTGAGCGGACAGATTGGCCGACAGTGGGACGGGAACCTGTGGAGCCTGAGCCCGGAGGAGATGAAGGCGCTGCGCAGCAACGTGGACATGTGGACGCAGATCCAGAACACCGGCAAGGGCGGTTACGGCGGGCGACTGACCGAGAAACTGGATGACTACATAGCGCAGGCCGGCAAGCTGGAGGAACTGACCGACAAACTGTATGAAGGTCTGACCGGTATTTCATTCGACGGGATGTACAGCAGCTTCATCGACAACCTGATGAGAATTAAGTACGGCGCGAAGGATGCGGCGGAGGATATATCCGAGTACTTCATGCGGGCGATGCTGAGCAACAAAATCGGTGAACTGTACAGCGAAAAACTGAAAGGCTGGTGGGAGAAGTTCGGTAAGTCGATGGAGGACAACGAACTGACCGAGGCGGAACGGAACGCGCTGACCGAAGAGTACATGCAGTATGTGGACGAAGCCCTTGCCCTGCGTGACAACCTGGCTGCCGCCACGGGCTACGACAAGACCGAAGCCGGCGGCACCAGCCAGAGTGCGAAAGCGGGCGGCTTTACGGCCATGACGCAGGACCAGGGTACGAAGCTGGAGGGCATGTTCACCAGCGGGCTGCAGCACTGGAGCAGTATGGACGACCGGCTGGAAAGTGTGGTGGAGAAGATGGACACGGCTGAAGGCCACCTGGCCCGGATAGCCGAGAACACCGGTGTGAGCGCCGGACACCTGGGCGAACTGAAGGAAGTGATAAAGAAAATGATACGTGACGGACTAAAAGTGAAGTGATATGGGCAATATACTGAGCGGACTGGTGCTGGTGAACGGCACGGACATCTGGACGGAATACGGCGTGTTTCTGGTGGAAGACCGGCGCGGCGGCATGGAGAACCTGACGGCCATCCTGACCCCGAGCAAGGCCAAGAAGGATACCGCCGTGGACATACGGGAAGAGGACGGTGAGAAATACTCTGCAGTTCTTAACCCCAAGAACGAGGCGCGGGACGTGACGCTGCACTTTGCCCTGTACAACAAGACCCAGGCAGGCTGGATGAAGCAGTACTTTGCCTTTGTGAATTTCCTGAAGCAAGGGAAGGACGGCTGGCTGGAGATCCGTTTCCCCCAGCTGGACCTGCAGCTGCGGGTGAAGTATGCCGACTGCACGAAGTTTACCCCGCTGACCTATCTGTGGAGGGAAGGCGTGCATGCCGGAAAGTTCCGGGTAAAGTTCCGGGAACCGAAACCGATTATATAACCATTCAAACGCTATTAGAATATGCTTCTAACGATATATGACAAAGCCGGGACCAAGCGTGCGGACGTGGCTGTGAACGACAGCTCGACGCAAAGCAAGGAGGTACAGGGAGACAATGTGCTTTCCCTGTCATTCAGCTACTATGACTTCCTGCCCCTGGACGTGAACGACTACACGGACTATCTGGGCGAACGGTACTGGCTGACGGAACGCTACACGCCGAAGCAGGTGAACGAGGGCGAGTGGGACTATGACCTGAAACTGTACGGTGTGGAGAGCCTGATCAAGCGGTTCCTGGTGCTGGAGACGACGGACGGGGACACGAACCCCCTGTTTACCCTGACAGCCACGCCCCGCGAGCATGTGGCGATGGTGGTGAAAGTAATCAATGACGGCATGGGCCACATTACCGACTGGAAGGTGGGTACGGTGGAAGGTACGGAGCTGATCACGATAGACTACGAGGGGATGTACTGCGACGAAGCACTGAAAGCCATTGCCGAAAAGGCCGGCGGCAAGGTGGAATGGTGGATTGAGGGGCAGACGGTGAACGTGTGCCGCTGCGAGCATGGGGAAGAAATCGCCCTGGGGTACGGCAAGGGACTGACCTCGCTGGAAAGAGACACCAGCAACACGGCCAAGTTCTACACCCGCCTGTTCCCGGTAGGTTCGACCCGCAACATCGATGCGGAGAAATACGGCAGCCCGAGATTGATGCTCCCCGGCGGAAAGAAGTACATCGAGCAAGGTGTGGAGGAATACGGCATCTATGACCATTACGAGCAGGAAGCCTTCAGTGACATTTATCCCCACCGGGTGGGTACGGTGAGTTCGGTACGTAGCGAGGAGGTGACGGACGATGAAGGGAACAAATTCACCATCTATTACTTCCGGGACGGGGGACTGAACTTTGACCCCAACCTGTACGAGCTGGCCGGCGAGACCAAACGTGTATCGTTCCAGACGGGCGACCTGGCCGGGTTGGGAGAAAGCGATGACCACTACTTTGAGGTGAACTACGACAGTGCGGCAAGGGAATTTGAACTGATTACCATCTGGCCCTACGATGACGGCATGCAGCTGCCGGGCGGCAAGCTGGTGCCCCGAGCAGGCGACACCTATATCCTTTGGAATATCCGGATGCCGGATGAATATTACCGGATGGCCGAAGAGGAATTTGCGGCAGCGGTGGACGAGTACAACAAGGACCACTGGCTGGACATTGCCGCCTACAAAGCCCCGACAGACCCGGTGTACATGGAGGAGCACGGCATCGACCTGTTTGTAGGCAGACGGGTGAAGCTGGAGAGCCGGAAGTATTTCCCGGAAAAAGGCTACCGTCAGAGCCGTATCACCAAAATCAGCCGCAAGGTGAACGAACCCGGGCAGATGGACATCGAGATAAGCGATGCGCTGCAGGTGGGCAAGTTCGACAAGGTGACGGACAGCATCGGTGCGCTGAAAAGCTATACGAAATCAAAGACGGAAGGCGCTGCCCTTCCGGACATCATACGAAGCTGGGACAAAACGCTGCCCACGGACAACAACCTGTTTTCCGCGCGGCGCAGCCAGAAAGAGTTTCTTAACAAGAACCAGCCGGACACGGCTAAAGAGCCCATCCGCTTCCTGAAAGGTGTGAGCTTTGGCGAGGCTGCCGGCGGCAAGCCCTGCGGCAGCGTGGACGGTGAGGGCAATGCCGAGTATTTGACTGCCGTGATCCGCGAACTGCTGCGCAGCACAGAGTTTGTGGACGGGCTGACCGGTGAGGGCTGGCAGCTGTGGATTGACCAGCTGACGGGACTGACGAACCTGACGGTGGACAAAGTGACTGCCCGGCAAAGTCTGGTGGCGCTGGAACTGCTGATCGAGCAGGTGCGCAGCGTGTGCGGCCAGCTGGTGGTGTCGGCAGCCAACGGCAAGATCAAGGACGTGGTGAAGCAGGGTGACAACTACCGCATCCTGTTTGAACAGGAATCGGGCTTTGTGGCCCATGACCTGATGCGCTGTGCCGTTACAGGCGGGGCAAAGCTGAAATCCTACTGGGTTGAAGTGGCCTCGGTGATAGCCGGCGGGGTGATGGTTCCGGTTAGCGAGTTTGGTGGGATGAAGCCGGAGGCCGGCGATGAGTGCGTGCTGATGGGCAACACGGAAAATCCGCTCCGGCAGAACCTTATATCCATTGCGGCCACGGAGGACGGACAGCCCCGTATCGACATCCTGGACGGGGTGAAGGCAAAGAACTTCAACGGCTGCCTGCGCTGTCGGTTGGGTAAGCTGGACGGCATCAGGAGCAGCGCTTTCCCGGCAGACAACCAACCGAAGGGAAACGGCCTGTATGCCGACAACGTGTGGCTGAAGGGTACGTTTGTGCTGATGACCGGCGAGGACATATTGACACGCATTGAAATAACCGAGGGGAAAATCCATTCAGCTGTGGAAAGCTTGCGCAAGGAGATACGTGAAGAACAGAGCTATCTGGACAACAGCAGTTTTGCCGACGGCATGGACAAATGGAAGACGGGCAGCAAGGCTACGCTGTTCACCCTGGGCGGACGCTGGATCTGGGCGAACGGCGGTCCTTACGGAACGAAGCCGGACGGCCATGCCGAGATACGGACCGACGGCAAGGTGCCTTATGCCTATATCCGGAACAGCTATATCATGCAGAAACTGGAGGACTTCCGGCTGGTACCGGAGTACCGGCAGACGAACAGCCAGGGCGAACGGGTGCCCGGCGTGGTGTATCTGTCGTTCAGCTACCGGGTTATCAAGGCCGGAAGGTTGAAAATAGAGTTTGTGAACGCTGATAAGACCGGGTTTGAGAACTTCAACATGTTCGGCCATGAAGAGGACCTTCCCGTTGGCGGTGAGAAGATGTTCACGCTGGACGGACTTTGGAACGGTACGGGAGACTTCAAGCTGTCGTTTACGGGCGTGATTTACATTTCGCTGCTGGTGTTCAGCACCAACAAGGCGGACGCACTGGCCTATAAGTACCGTACACTGTTCGAACAGAGCGACCGGCTGGTAAAGATTTCAGCGGCGGTCTTCGACAAGGACGGTGAAGCACTGAAAGAAACCGGACTGGTGGTGAAGCCGGAGGGTGCGGGGCTGTATGCCCAGGATGCCAGCGGCAAGGTAGCCCTTATTGGGGTCAGTGTGGAAGATACGGACGAACATGGCAACCCAGTGAGCAAAATCAAGCTGACAGCCGACCATATACAGCTGGAGGGACTGGTGACAGCCAACGGAAACTTCAGGATACTGGAGGACGGGAGTATTGAAACCAGCAATGCAAAAATATATGGATCGGTACATGCCTTTGACGGAAAGATAGGTGGCTTTACGATTGAATCCGGGCGGCTGTTCTGGAAATCCGGAGACTATTTCGGCAATGACTCACGCAGCTTGAAGTTGGGAGTCTCCAGCAATAGTATGGAGGGTGTGGTAGATGTCTCATTCAATGCAGCGACCCAAGGACGCTTCGGTGTCAAAGTCGTTGGGTCCAATTCGGGAGGAGCTGCCATATACGCTTCCAGCAAGTCGGACGGGCAGACCTTCCCAGCCATGGGGAATACCTATGCCGGATATTTTGACGGCGGTGTCCATGTGAACGGTGCTGTGTATTGCGGCGATATACTTTCTAACAATTACGGTACTGGATGGACGCTTGGTAATGACGGCACTTATACATACAGAAAAGGGGTTACCGGCACTTTCAACTGGAGCGTAAAGCTTGATTTTGGGATGACTTACAATTACAAATTAGAGGTAGTAAATGGTATTGTTGTGGGAATGTCACACGCTTAATATAAATAAATATGAAAGTAAATTTTTATGATTGTTTCAAGGATTTTGACGGCCAGCCATTACATATAAATGGTGAACCACAATTGGTCAGCCGTATTGTAGCGCAATGTCTGTTCAACGGGACAGGGATTCGCCCGAGTGGTAACCAACAGACGGATGCTGATAAAAAATTACGGGCATATCGCCTGTGTATGCAGATAATGGATGCTGTCGGAGAGATTGACATAACGGCTGAAGACGCTGTGCTGATAAAGGAAGCAGTCTCCGGACTTACACCGGGGTGTTATTCACAGGTTGTACAATTGATAGAGAAATAAGCTTATGGCAGAAATGACGCAAGAAGAAATGATTCAGGAAGTGCTGGACCGTGTACTCCAGTCCTCTACCGGTGTGGAGGATCTGGAAACCGTCACCTCGCTGAGCGGTGTGAAATCACTTCCCGGCGAGAAGGACGGAAAGATGGTGAACGTACCCCTGGAGCTGATAGGGAAGCCTGCGAGCGATGCCGCCGCCCGTGCCGAGGCTGCCGCCAAGAAAGCGGAAGGAGCCGTAGCCGGACTGGAGGACAAGACCCAGGCCGCCACGAAAGCCGCGACCAAGGCCAACGAAGCGGCAGCCAAGGCAGAAAATGCCGCTGCCAAGGTGGAACAGACTACGGCAGCAGCCGTCGGCGGGGCTACTGCACGCTTTTCAGCATGGATGGAAACCGGGAACGTTTTACCTGACAAGTGTACCAAGCCGGGTGGCAGCGTGGTGTATGTGGCCGGTGCCGGGAAATTCGCCTACCACATGGACTCCACCCTGTACGGGGACTGGGACGTGGCGGGTGTGCTCCCTGCCGGCATGTTCATGGATGCGGACCGGTCAGGCATATTGCCGGACAAGCTTTACCTGCTGGGCGATGCCGTATATACCGGAACAGAAGGTCGCCTGAGGCTACTTTCCTACCGGCATGAGGTGATGAGCGGGGATGCTTACGAGGCACTGCCGGACAAGGATGCGAATACGCTGTATCTGATTTATGAGGAGGATTGACGATGATAACCATAGGCGGTAAGGAAATAACGGCTGCGTATGTGGGAAAACGTGCCCTGTCGGCTGTCTATGCCGGGGCAAGGCTGGTATGGTCCGCAATCAGCAGCTGTTTCGGACTTGGATACTGGAAAGGCGACGAGCCGTGGAACGGGTCGGACGCATGGAACGGTAGCAGTAAAACTGATAAATGAATGATTATTATAAAAGGACAGTATTATGGCAAAAAGGAAAATAAGCGGGATCATCAACGCGACTGAACATCCGATGAATCTTGAAACACCGTGGAACCAGAAACAGACGGACGGCACCTATCATGCCTATGCCGGGGACGATGTAGAAGCATTTCTGAAGAAAGAGCTGTCAAACCGTACCCCTACTGAGGAACTGGTGAGCGGCGAGACGAAACCCCCTACATCCGGAACGGTGTTTGATGCAATGGTGGGTACGGTGACGGACGTGGATGTGCAGGACAGCGAGGACGGCACCCAGTATGTGATGACCGTGAAGCAGAAGGACAACCAGGGCGGCGAGAGTTCGAAGGAGGTGCGATTTTCAAAATACACCGACGATGACAAGGTGGTGGTGAACATTGACCTGACGGACAGCGGCGGCGCGGGACTTCCCTCCCAGCAGTACCTGGCACTGGGAAGCGGCTTTGTGGTGAAATACTCCGTGGGCGTGGGTACTGCCGGTGGCGGTACGGTGGACGGCTACAGCGACCTGAAAGCCCGCGTGATTGTGAAGCGCGGTTCGACCGTGATCAGTGAGTTCCAGGATGCGGAATTTGTGGGTGTGACAGCCGGACAGAGCTACACCTTTGACGCATCGCCCTACCTGAAGGATGCTACCGCCTATACCGTGCAGGTGGAGGCGCAGGCTACCTACCAGGGCGGTACGCTGATGAAGACGGCCACAGCCAAGGTGACCATGGTGGCCATGACGCTGGAGACCACCTACTCGGTGGGCAACGGGCTGGCTGATGGCGGGTACCGGAACGATGTGAACATCCCCTTTACGGCCAAGGGTACGAGCGGCGAGAAGAACATCTACTACCGTGTGAACGGCGGCCAGGCTTTTACCCTCGGTCTTTCGGCCGGCAGCGGGGTGCAGCAGAAGAACGTGACCATCCCCCTGACGCAGATGCAGGAAGGGACGAACGTGGTGGAAGCCTATGCACAGCATGAGAACTCCGGTGTGGTGAGCCAGGTGCATTACATTACGCTGCTGAAGGCAGGCGGCGGTGTGACGGCCTATGCCGGCATGATGTTCAGCCACCGGGCGGCAGGGTTCCAGCGAGAATGGAAACGCCCGGTGCTGGAGGCAGAGCAGTTCACGGCATGGAGCTTTTCGTATGCCGGTTATGACCGCGATGCGTACACAGCCCGCGTGAAAGTGACCAATCAGGGCAGTGTGGTGAAGGAAGACCTGCTGCAGCGCGGTGAGACCGGCAGCTACGGGCGGACCAACGTAAATGTGGAACCGCTGGACTACCGTGTGTCGTGCGGTGATGCCGTGCTTGAGGTGCGGGTGAACACCGCATCGCACCCCGACATTGAAGCCACGCTGGCACCGGATGCCGTGTGTACGTTTGACGCCTTCGGGCGCAGCAACACGGAAAACAACCCGGCAAGCTGGGTGAGCGGAGACAAGCGCATGGAGTTCCGGGACGTGCTGTGGAGCGTGAACGAATATGGTGCAGGAAGCGGCTGGCACAAGGACCGCCTGCTGCTGGCCGGCGGTGCAGGCATGACCCTGACCGCCGACGGCGGTTATCGTCCCTTCAACGAGGCGGACAAACCCGAGGGATTTGCCATCCGTGACGTGGGCATGACGCTGGAGATAGAATACAGCACGGCGAACGTGACGGACACGAACGCGGAACTGATTACCTGCCTGGGACAGCTGGACAACGGCAACCGGTACGGGCTGATTGTGACCCCGGAAGAGGCCAAGTTCCTGACCGGTGTGGTGACCGAGGCGATGGATGCCGGGCAGGTGCTGCGCTATGAGGACTCGGTGGGTACGAAATTCCAGCCGGGTACGAACATCCGCATTACCTACGTGTTCTACCCGAACGTGCAGACGAACGAACAGCGTACGCTGATCGGCTTTTATGTCAACGGTGAAGAATCGGCAGCTTCCAAATGGCTGGACAAGGTGAACTTCAACATCCAGAGCCAGCTGGAGTTCAAGTCAACGGGTGCCGACCTGAACGTGAAGAGCGTGCGCATCTACAACAAGGCGCTGACCTCGGACGAGGTGCTGAACAACTATATCGTGGACCGCAACCACCTGGAAGATGCCGACGGGGAACCGGGCGTGCGTTCGCTGGATGAGGACAACCGCGTGCTGAACGAGGGGGACACGGTGAGCATGGAGAAGCTGATGGGACTGATGAAGAAACGCCGGAACTCGATCCTGGTACTGATAGGCACGGGCAGCGTGGGCAGTGAGGTGCCGAGCGAGAGCGACACGCTGAACGTGATGGATGCGCTGGCCCAGCTGAACAACAAGAAGGCCAACAAGCTGTGCCGGGAAGTGAGATTCTACAACGGCGAGAACCGGGCGCTGGACTGGATAGCCCGTGACATCTATCTGCGCATCCAGGGTACCAGTTCGGTGAACTATGCCCGCAAGAACCTGCGCTTCTACTTCCAGAAGACAGCCAGCGGATATACGGCACGGATGACCTACGGCGAGATAGACGGCAACGGGCAGCAGAGCAACCCGACAGCTACGGAGGGCAAGAAGAACCTGTTCCGGTTGCGGGGCAACTCGGTGGGCGCGAAACTTGCCTGTGCGAAATGTGACTTTTCCGACTCCTCCATGACGACCAACACGGGCGGTGCGAAGTTCATTCATGACGGCATGAAGGAAATGGGAATCCTGACCCCTGCCCAACAGTATGCCGCCGACCATGCAGATACGTGCAAGGAAGATATACGCTCGGCCATTGACGGCTTGCCCTGTGACCTGTTTGTGGCCAAGAGCGTGGATGAGGACCTGACCTATTACGGCCAGTACAACATGAACAACGAGAAGAGCGACAGCTACCCGATATTCGGTCAGGACAAGACTATCGGCGGCGAGCAATGGGGAACCGGCGACACCCTGAACTACCTGCAGGCGAACGGCGACCAGCCGAAGGAATACCTGCCCATCTGCATCGAGACGCTGAACAACTCGAATGACCTGTGCCTGTTCCGCTGGCTGCCGTCCACGGAGCCCGACCATACGGACTTCATGGATTTCAACTTTGACGGCGGTTTCGAATTCAACCACCCGAAAGACGTGTTCTGGAACGACGGCGGTGGGGATGCCGAGGAAGAACCGAACATCAAGGAACATCTGGGCACCGGTGACAAGTATGACAAGATGTACAAGGCCCTGGACCGCATGATGAGTTTCCTTTACAGATGTGTGAAGGAAACGCCTGCAGGCAAGGGCATGACCTATAACAAGGAGTCGCACACATTTGACGGGGTGGACTATGAGGATGACGGAAACAAGTTCCCGACCGCCAAGTGGGCAAGCCCGACCTTCAGGAAGGAAGCCGGGAAGTATTTCAACCTGCCCAACCTGGCTGCCTACTACCTGTATGTACAGTTCAACCTGGGCGTGGACCAGCTGGCAAAAAACATGCTGGTGCGGACGTGGGACGGCGTGATGTGGTGGATAACCTATTACGATGGTGACTGCCAGCTGGGTTCGGACAACAAGTCGTTCCTGACTGGGAAGTATGACGACAACCGGCAGACGAAGCGCGACGGGGCCTATGTGATGCAGGGGCACAACAGCTGGCTGTGGAACCTGATACTGGGCAACATGGGCAATCTGCTGGAGGAGGTGATGACCAAGGGCGTGAACGGCGGAACCAGCTTCATGAGTGCCTTCAGTATCCAGAAAGCCATTGACCATTTCGATACCGAACAGATGAAGAAGTGGTGCTCACGCCTCTATAACAAGTCCGGCATCTTCAAATACATCTACCCGTTCCTGAACGAAATACCGGTAGGTGCTGACGGTGCCAAACAGACGTATCCGCAAATCTACGGTCTGAAGGGTTCGTTAAAAGCACACCGGAACTACTTCATCCAACGCAGGTACGACCTGAAGCAGGTGGAGTACGGCTATGTATCTACGCTGGGTGCCCAGTTCTACCAGAGTACGGCATCGCTGGACAAGGCTTATAAACTGAAACCGATGCAGTACCGGCTGACCATCCCTTACCGTGTGCAATTATCCACCTCAAACGGTATACAGGCTGACAGCGGCGTGGTGGATGCAGACGTGCTCCATTCCCTACAGCTGACCCGTGCCTTCGGTGAGAACGACCCGCTGAAGATTATCGGTGCAGCCAAAATCAAGGAGCTGGTATGGCACGAGGATGCGTTCGCCATCGGGTTCAACTTCGGTCTGCTGACCTCACTGGTAAAACTGGACATGAGCGTGGAGAAAGCCAGCGGTTACCGGAACGGCTCGTTCATGGCTTCGACGAACGGCATGCTGCTTCTGGAAGAAGTGAACATGCGGAACAACCGGCTGGCCCGGAACGGGGACAACGGGAATGTGGCTACTTTGGACTTGAGCTGGCAGGGCCGCCTGAAGAAACTGGACGTGAGGGGTACGGGGCTGACCCGTGTGAAACTGGCCACCGGTGCGCCCGTTGTGCAGTTATGCCTGCCGGACACGATTGAGGAACTGTTCCTGGAATATCTGACCAAGCTGTCCGATAGTGGCCTGATACTGGAAGGCATCAATAATGTGCGGGGCTACCGCTACACCAACTGCCCCGGCATCGACGGGTTCGCTATGCTGGAACGCCTGCATCAGGCCAGACTGAACGGCAGCGGCAAGCTGGAGCGCTTCGTGCTGGAGATAGACCGGGAAGACGACGGAACCCTGCTGAAGAAGTATTACGACTACGGAACGTATACGCAGACGGGTGCCGTGGATGACCGGCATTCGGGACTGAGGGGCAAGCTGACCCTGACGAAGTATCTGGCCGATGAGGAACTGGAGAAGTATGCCGCCCGTTATCCGGAACTGACCATCAAGCAGCCGCCCTATACGATGATCGAGTTTGACGACAGCGTGGCCGACGATGCCAATATTTCAAACCTGGACAACAAGACCGGATACAAGTTCGGGAATGCGTACAAAATGAGCGGGCATGTGAATGCCATCCTGTCCAAGCGCCACCGCGTACTGGCCAAGGTGACCAGGATGCCTACGAGCCGGAAGGTGGAGATAGCCGGGCAGCAGGTGGAAGTGAACAACCCGGACGGGGAGATGACCTATTTCCCCCTGCATGACGAAAGCTCGAACTTCTATGCCGATGCGGAGGACATGAACGACTGTATGGTGGCGAAGCTGGACGGCAGCGAGGGAGACTGGATGATGTATGAGCCGTTTTACTGGAGCAAAGGCATCAACGATTATTTGAACAACAAGAAGTACGCCTGCTACAGCAGTTATCCGGAGGACGAAATGCCCCCGATTCCGGACGCGACGGTACTGACACTGGATGCCATCAAGGAGACACAGGGCGGCTGGCTGGGTGAGCGGAAGATCATGAGCGGCAAGCCCACGCTGATGGAATCCTATACGACGGACAAGGCTTATTCCGTGTGCAAAGTGGACGTGTCGGGTTACAGACGTGTCCGCTTCCCGAGCGTTCCAGGAACAGGGCTTATCGGCAGTGTGTTTGCTGATGCGGAGGGAAACATCCTGAAGAGTATTGTGGTGCCGACCATCGGCTTGAAATTTGAAGCCGGCATGTATCTGATAGCAGACGTTCCGGAACGTGCTACAGCCCTGCATTTCTCCATTCTGAACACGGCAGAGTTTGACTGCGTGGTACTGAGCCACAGCGACAAGATAGAGGACATGGAACCGGATTGGGTGGCCAATGAGGAACATCTGTGTGCCGTTGTGGGCAGTTCTGTAGTGGGCAGCAAGTTGCGTGCCTGCATAACCGGAGCTTCGACCACGGCAAGCATGACCTGGACGGACTTCCACTATTACAGCCAGCAGCGTGGCATGCAGCAGATAGATGCGCTGATGCACAGCCGCATCGCGAACCTGAGCTATGCAAAGTACGGGCGTAGGGACATGCAGGAACAATGCGGTGCCGGTCAGCATAACAACAACCGGACAACGGGTGGAACGGCCGACCATGGAATGACAGATACCATCGGCTATGACGAGGCGTATGTCATCAACAACAAAATCACGAATTCGCTGATTGACGGCCTGGTGCATCAGTATGCCTGGTATAAGAGCCGGGACGAATACGGACAAGCGACCGTGGTGCAGGTGAACAATATCTGCTGCCTGGGCTACGAGGACATCTACGGCAACAAGTATGACATGATGGACGGCGTGGATCTGCCGAATGACAGCGGCAACCAGGGCAAATGGCGCATTTGGATGCCTGACGGCAGTATCCGTATGGTGCAGGGCAAAACGGCCAGTGACCAATGGACAACAGGTGTGGCACATGGCAAGTATATGGACCTGGTTCCGGTGGGTAATCTGAACGGATCGTCTTCTACCTACTATACCGATAAGTACTGGATAAGTACCGCCACAGTCCGTGTGGTCTATCGCGGGTACTACGATGCGAGCGCGAGTGGCGGTGTATCGAGTGCGAATGCGAGTGACGATGCTTCGTATGCGTACGCGGATGTCGGCTCGCGTCTGGCCTTCCGCGGCAAAATCGTCCGGGCGCAAAGCGTGGCAGCGTATAAGGCGATACGCGAGGTGGCGTAAGCGCAAAGCGCCAAAGCGTGGAGCGAAGCGACTAAAACGAAAGAACGGGATTCGGATGGTTTCCGAATCCCGTTAAAAGGTATTCAAATACCGGCGAAGCCGGTCGAAATTTTTTAGAATTAAAGACAGAATCGTTATGGGAAGAGTTATTGATTTTTTGAGAGAAAGTAACCGATGGAAGCACCTGTTAGGCGGATTCCTTGTAGGTCTGCTGGGAACGCATCCGGTGGTAGCCCTGTATGCAAGTGCTGTGGCGGCTTCCTGTTTGGAACTGAAGGATAAGCAGCATGGTAGCTGTTGGGACTGGATAGATTGGGGATTAACCGTGCTTGGCGGCGCTTTTGCTGCTCTTTTATGGTTATTCTTCTGAGCATTATATACTTCTTTTTCTTTGAAATAAGTACCTTTGTAATTGGTAGAGCTTTCCGATAGTCCGTGTGGTCTATCGCGGGTACAACAATGCGAACGCGAATGTCGGCTCGCGTCTGGAAATCTAATTAATCGGCGTACAGCACCGGGGACGTGTCCCCAATGCGGTGCCGAGGGAAGCAAGCCACAGCAACAGCACTCATTAGGGTGGAAAGCTGAAAAATCACGCGTCGGGTGGAGTTTGGTAGGCTGTTATCAGTTCGAAGAAGTCAGGCCCGGGGAAAGGAAGGCCCTTATCTTCCGTATTTACAAACTAACAGCAGAACCGTATGCGCAGGGAAGGATATATCATAGAGGAAATCATCGAATACTCCAATATGTCGGAGGCATTCGATGCCGTACTGCGTGGAACCGATCGTAAAGAGTCCACTCAAGGGGAAAAACTGCTTGCCCGTAGGGAGAAGGTTATATCCAAACTTACTGCTGCCATTAAAAACGGTTCGTTTCAACTTGGTGGATACCATGAGACGGAAATCAAAGAGTATGGCAAAAGTCGCATCCTGCAGATTTTATCCATGTATGACCGCATCGCAGTATATGCCGTAATGAACGTGGTGGACCGTCACCTGCAGAAACGCTATATTCGGACTACCGGGGCCAGCATTAAACGCCGTGGCACTCATGATCTGATGCACTGCATACGTACCGATTTGCAAAAAGACCCGGAGTGCACGCTGTATGCCTACAAGTTTGACATCCGCAGATTCTACGACAATGTGCGGCAGGATTTTGTGATGTGGTGTTTCCGCAGGGTATTCAAGGATGAAAGGCTGTTGGTGCTGCTGGAGCGGTTCGTGACACTGCTGCCGGAAGGTATCAGCTTTGGACTGCGCAGTTCACAAGGAGCAGGCAACCTGCTTCTGTCTGTATTTTTAGACCACTATCTGAAGGACAGGTACGGGGTTCGTTATTATTACCGCTATTGCGATGACGGACTGGTACTCGGTAAAACGAAAGCGGAATTGTGGAAGATTCGTGATGTTATTCACGGGCAAATGGAGAAAATAGACTTGGAAATCAAGCCGAATGAACGGGTATTCCCTGTAGAAGAAGGCATTGATTTCCTTGGCTATGTTATTCGTCCTGACTATGTGAGATTGCGGAAACGTATCAAGCAGAAGTTTGCCCGGAAAATGCACGAGGTAAAATCGAGAAAAAGACGGCGGGAATTGATTGCCAGTTTCTACGGCATGACGAAACACGCCGACTGTAATAAGTTGTTTAAAAAATTAACAGGCAAAGAAATGAGAAGTTTTAAAGACTTGAATGTCGCTTACAAGCCGGAGGACGGCAAGAAGCGATTTCCCGGCGTGGTGGTAAGCATCCGGGAACTGGTAAACTTACCGATTGTAGTGAAGGATTTTGAGACCGGTATCAAGACCGAGCAGGGAGAAGACCGCTGTATTGTGGCCATCGAAGTGAACGGCGAGGCAAAGAAATTCTTCACCAACAGCGAGGAGATGAAGAATATTCTCGCACAAGTGAAAGAAATGCCGGATGGCTTTCCGTTTGAAACGACCATCAAGACAGAGACCTTCGGCAAAGGTAGAACAAAATACGTGTTTACATGAGAAGAGTTGAAGGAAGTGCCGGTGTGTCGCTGATGGAATGCACGAACCCGGCAAAAGATAAGTGGCGCATCCGCTGGGATGTACAGGAGAAAGAGAACGGCTCTGCCTCCTACATGGAAGAGGAGTTCGGGCATAAGCCCACTGATGAGGAAATCCGCACATTGGTTATGTCCTGGTATAATAGCCAGACTGATGCAGCTATCCTGTCCGGCTTCGTGTACAATGATGCCCATGTATGGCTTTCTACGGAGAACCAGTACAACTATAAGGTTGCATACGATTTAGCCGTTCAGACGGGCGGAGAAACCCTACCGGTGACGTTTAAGTTTGGTTCGGATGAACAACCGGAATACCATACTTTTACCCAGTTAGATGAACTGAAAGACTTCTATACAAAAGCAGTAGGATTCATTCAGAAAGTTCTGGCTGAAGGCTGGAAAAAGAAGGATAAATTCAAATTGGATTTGTACCGGATTGAATGATTGACAATCCCTTCGGGGGAGGGATAAAAAAAGCCCCCGGCCTGTTAATATAGACGCCAATCATTTATTAACACAAAACGCCACGAGAGTGCGCGACCGGGGGCAATGCCCTCTGCCGCACTCTCGTGGCGTTTTTACGCATTAAATAAATGATTGGCATTGCAAAAGTACAAAAATGATTGGATATGACATTGTTTGAAGCACTTAAATTTAACAGAAAACCGCTTGAATTGCTTATAAGTTTGGGCGGCAAGCAGGATGACCTTCGATTCATAGACTTATATACAGAGTATGAGGTCATGAAAAATCGGGGTGAGAAGACCACTTATGCGGTGGCTTTTTTGGCAAATAAATATTCAGTAAGCGAACGCAAGGTGTATGATATTATCAAACGGTTTGGAAAGCACTGCACGCTCGGTGCAGTGTGATTAATATGCCGGAGATACCTTGTGTTATCTGATGGGGCTAACTTTGCACAGACAAAAATCAATAGCTTATGAATAAGTATTACCAGACATTAGACAAGATACTCCAAACGGGCAAGACCCAAACCAACAAGAAAGGCTGTATCAAATACCTATTGAACGAAAGGCTCATGCTGACCCCAGCTGATTTACTTGATATATTTGAATGCCATGGGATAGCCAGAAAGAAACTGAAAGAAGAATTGAAACTGTTTATGCAGGGTATTCGGGATGTGGAAAGATATAAGGAGGCAGGTATTACCTGGTGGGACTATTGTGGCCATACCCTTGTGAATAGCTACCCCACTTACTTTGAAAAGCTTCCACCCCTTATAGCCAAGATTAATCAGGAAAAACGCAACAGCAAGAACTATGTTCTGTTCCTTGGAGAGACCGGGGTGGAAAGCAACCAGGCACCCTGCCTGAGCCTTGTGCAGTTCCAGATTGATGAGGGGGAACTGGTATTATCCGCATACCAGCGCAGTTCTGATGCCAACCTTGGGCTTCCGGCTGATATTTATCATCTTTATCTGATGGCAAGACAGGTGGAACTTCCTTTGAAATCCATAACTCTTAACCTTGGGAATGTGCATATATATGAAAATAACATTGACCAGACTCTGGAACTGTTATCCGGAGTTGAAAATATTAAATTTGAATTGAACGTATGACGAAAATGAATCTGTCGGCACCGCTGCCATTTGTGGGCCAAAAAAGAATGTTTGCCAAAGAATTTATAAAGGTATTGGACCAGTTTCCTGATGATACCGTTTTTGTGGATCTGTTTGGTGGCTCGGGGTTACTTTCCCATATTACCAAAAGAATGAAACCAACTTCCACTGTTGTCTATAACGATTTTGATAACTACCGATTTAGGCTGGCTCATATTCCACATACAAATAAGCTTTTAGCCGACATTAGAACGCTGGTAGGGGATTCGGTACCCAAACATAAGGCAATCAAAGGAAAGCTGAGGGAATGCGTTTTAAAGCGTATTGAAGAAGAGGAAGCGAGTGTGGGGTACGTGGACTTCATTACTCTATCGTCATCCCTTATGTTCTCTATGAAATATAAGTTGTCTGTGGAGGAAATGAGCAAGGAAGTTCTTTATAACAATATCCGTAAGAATGGATACCCTGAATCATTGGACTATTTAGAAGGGCTGGAAATCGTTTCATGCGACTACAAAGAGGTCTATAATCAATATAAGGACGTACCTGGAGTGGTGTTTTTAATTGATCCCCCTTATCTATCCACTGATGTCGGAACGTACAACATGTATTGGCGTATGTCCGATTACTTAGATGTTTTAAAAGTCCTCGAAGGTCATTCATTCGTTTATTTTACATCAAACAAATCATCTATAATTGAATTGTGTGAGTGGATTGGGGCAAATAAAACCATCGGAAATCCATTTGAAGGCTGCACAAAAAGAGAATTCAATGCCCACATGAATTATTCTGCAGGATACACTGATATAATGTTGTTTAAAAAGCAAGGCATTCCCATTGATAAAATGGCAGCTTAACTACTAACAAAGATACGTTTTTTCAATCAGTTAGACAAATTATTAAAGCATTATTTTAATGCCGTTATAAAGTCATTTTTATGAAACTATAAAGTCGGAACAGAGGTCTTCATTAACCTTTTGCTCCGGCTTTATAAGTGTTGTGTGCAGCCTTTTTTTTGAACGCTTCGTTTTGTTCTTTTGCCTGAAAATTGAACGCTTCGTTCCGGATTCGGCGGAAATTTGGATTTGCGGATTATATCGAAACGTCTTTGATGGAGGGCAAAGTAAAGGTAAAATTACCTCACGATGACAAAAATTCCGTCGTCTTGGTACCCAATCAGAAAACGACTTTGATAGACGGCCGATTGGTGGTGAGTAAAATTGATGATTATAATGTATATCGTTGGAAAGAGGGGTTATATTGTTTTAGAAATAAACCTTTTGCTGATATTATAAAAGATTTGGAGAAATATTATGATCTGAGCATACAGATGGATAAAAAGGAAATAGCAAAGGTTGCATTAACTGGAAAATTCAGGATTTCTGATGGATTGGACTATGCGCTGCGTGTTCTGCAAAACGATGTAGCCTTTACTTATCAAAGAAATCGGGATAATGACGTCATTCATATAAAGTAA